AAGCATAGTACCATCATAAGCCTCGCCCTGAAACTCACCCGGCACCATGTTTGCTTTGTACCAATAGGACGCCGATAGTTCGGCCATCTTCTCGGATTCGATAAGTTCGATTGCCTCGGCGTCCCATACAGTAATGTCGCCGTACAGCTTGCCGTCTTCATATTCGATATTGCTGCCGACAGTGCCGATAACAAGTTCCTTTTCTGGCTTCTTGCTATCGACATACTCATGCTTGATCAGCAGTTGCTTGCCCTTGAACGTATCGGCGCCGGCTTCAAGCGCGGACGGGTCGCGCAACAGCTTGTAGACCTTCTCGGGGTCTAGGCCAAGTTCCAGATAGTCTGGAATCTCGCGGCCAAAGTATGGGTTGACGGCGGCTTTGCTTAGCACCGTTCGGGCCACGCGTAGGTGGCCTGATTCGTCGCGGCTGCGCTGGGAGTCTAGGGCTAGTTTTTCGTTCATGGTTTAACCTGGTATCTGATAAGAGCCTTATAGCACGATTCGCCTATAAAGGTCTGGTAAGTCGATGCTAGCTGCTTTATGAAGGATTCCTTGAACTCCTTGTAAGCCCCAAACGCATCAATCGGATTATCAAACCTTCCGATGAATTTCCTTTTGCCGCCGCCGATATTAACTTGGACTAAATACTTGCGCTTTTCCTTGTCCCAGCTGACGCCTACCGGCAGACCGTTTTGACCTCTAACCAGAGTTGCCCGATTAAGAATCAACGGGACGTATGAGCATGTTTCCGGGCCATAAACCCTGTTCCCCGGCTCAATTATATCCTTGTCAAGCTCGTAGCCTTCTTGCCCCCATCCTGGCTGCTTTGTCAGCCACCTGGCGAAGTTTTGGAAATTGTGCCAATCCGGATGCACTACACACCCATCATACTGAGGCATGTCCACTGGCCCATAGCACCTGCGCATCATGTTTATCCAGTGGGTATACTCTTTTGTATCTCTGCCGCTCTTGCTTGGGGAAAACTCGCCAGCTCCGCAATAGCCTATTCCGTAAACTACAGGATGAAAAGGGTTCCGTATCTTGCCGTCCCTTATCATGTAACTAGCGACTATTGCCTCGTGGGCGCTACTGTCAAGAAACCTAATCAAAACATCAGTGCTGCCGCCGTAGTTTAAAACCTCGTACTCGCAACCCTGGTTGTTAAAAAACCTATCGCCTTTCTTTATGGCTGGCATATAAAACCCCGTCAAAGGTCGTCTTGTAAGGATGCAGCGGCGGGGGAGACGAACCCCCCGCGCCCCGCCGGGCTGCTGCATGTTCATTATAGCTCTATGATCGATCTACTGACACATCCACAGTTGATCTTTTCCCCCGCTTGAATGTACTCCCCATCAACAAGAAGTCCCTTGGCCACTTCAAAAACCTTTCCGTTCGCCTTGACGTGCGACTGGCGCGGTTCTTTTGCTGCGAATGAATGCACCCAGACCGCGCGTTTTATTCCAAGCTCTTCGCGTCTCGCCTTCTCAATAACAGCGTTAGCCTTGTTTGCCTGATCGCGTGCAATCAACTTCGCCCGATTCCGACTAATGCCATACGCATGCTGCAAGTTGTTCGTCAGCGTGGCCAGGTCAAACCCGGCGCTAGTTGCCTCATAGACGTACTTCTCAACCTGGGCCAGGTACTGCGACGGAATAGAACGGATCAGCCCGACATTCATACCCATAGACGCCTGTAGCGCCTCTCGGGTTTTGTCGGTCAGTTGCAACTTTACCGTGAACCCGTGCTGGCGAAGTTGCCGCTTCAAGTTGCCGTCGTAGTGTTTCAGGCTGCCCTTGATGAACCCGCGCGCGATGTTCTCGCCTAAGTCGCCCAGCTTCATGATCCACTTGGCCATCAGCAGGCTGATAGCGTTCGCCAGCGGGTGGGCATCCAGCGCCACAGGTTGCGGCGGCACGTGCTTGTACCGCTCGACCTCGGCCAGCACCTCGTCACGCACCTGGCGCAGCAGGGCGTTCAGCTCTGCGCGGTACTTTGCCTGTAATCCGGCGTTGGGCCGGATTGGGCGTAGGGTGACTGATTTGCGGGTGATCATACGATCAGTTCCGTATCCTCAAACTCGCCGCCCGGCAACTCCGGAACATCCTCCACAACGATGTTCGAGTAATCGCTAGCCGGATCGTCGGCCAAGGTCTGCCGCGCCTCTTCCTGCGAGATGATGCCACCGTCCACCAGGGTGACGCTCGTTCTCGCTTTCACCTCACCGATTTCCGCTAGCTCTTTAGCGTCCATCTGCTTCAACGGCTCAAACTCCCAGCGAATCGACTGGTCAATCTCGCCGAACAGGGAGAGCTGCATCAACTCGCTGATACGCTCGATGACCGGGCGGATGTGCGCTTCGTTCTGCGCGCTGATGTAGTCGCGGTAGACCTCGATTTCTCCCTCGGCACTGGCGCCAAGGCCATTAGGAGTGACGCCAAGCAGCTTGACCAGGGGGGTATGAGACGGCGCGGCCATCTGTTCTTGTGCCTGGCGCAGCAGCTCAGGAAGGCCAGTCAACGGCGTGTTGATCTGGCTGATTTCCTCGGTCTCCTTGTCCAGCAGCATCAGGCCGGTATTGTCGCGGTACTTGTTGAACAGGCCAGCGCGCATAAGCGTGTTAGGGTCGTTCTCGCCCGCCAGGATGCTGCTCATATCCGTGGCCAGGATGGTCAAGCTGAACGAGTGCACCATTTCCGCAATGCTGTCCGCCGTCCGCTGGTAGCGCTGCACATACGGCATCATGAGCTGAAGCATGGAAATGCCGCCGAAGTTGTAGGCAGGTTTCAGCATATCCGGCACGGGGCGCATGATGACTGTGATCAGCCGGTCGGCGTGAACGTCCTGGCCCATGACATACCAGCGCCCAGGCACGAAAAAGTCTTTCCGCGTCGGATCGTTGGCGTTGTAGGCGCTCGGAGTAGACCAGATAGGCTCGATGACACTGAAGCCACGCAGCGCGCCTTTCTTGACGCCAATGGGGCTTGTGACGAACGGCAGCGACGTGTCGCTGTGGTCTAGGTCGATGAACACCTGGGCGCGCCCCATGGTCATCTCCACCTCAATGACCCGCTGGATCATGCTGCGGATGTCGTGCCGTTTGAACTCGGTTTCGAGCGCTTCGATTTTCTCGGCGCGGATCTCGGCGTCGGCGTCGTTTTCGTCTTCGCCCACCGGCACGAACTTACCCCACTTGCGGGTCATTTCGGTGGCGGTCGTTTCCGGCACGCTGCGGTAGTCGCTCGACTGGCTCAGCATGGCCAGTTGGGGATAGCCAACGAAGGCCGGGAAGAAGTTCGCGTCTTGCTCGCCAGCATACTGGTAGATGCTCGAGCAACTATCCTGGGCGACGGGCGCGGTCTTGCCTTTGGGCACTACGCCTGCTGGCAGCCAGGGGGCTTTGTATTCCGGTGCGGCCTTGGGTGCAGACTGCTCGGCCAGCAGGTGCTGGGCCAGGCGCAGGCGCTTCTTCTCAAGCTCCAGCCTCTCGCGCTCCAGCTCAATCGCAGGGTCAGGCTTGCGCCGGAATAGTTTGATCATAACAGTGCCTCTGGGTTGATTTTCATGCTGCCAGATACCGGCGCATACGCCATGATAAACGCGTCCGCCATGTTTGGCGATGGTACTTCACGTTTGGCCAAGTCTTTCTTGGACTCTACCTTGACCTTGCCGTTGTTGTCGAAGTCACGGCGCGGAATAGCCAGCTCTGCCTTGAGTTGTTCCAACTTGTCAATCTTGCTGCAAATACTGATCAGTTCGTCTGGCTTGTAGGTGGGCGGCTCTTTACCTTCCCGAATAGCGGTGACAACTTGATAAGTCAGACGGAATCGGTCGGCAACAGTCCACCAGGCCTGTGACTTCAAGTTAGAGAAGAAGTCCTCGTTAGTGGTCTTGTGCTCATATATCGCGTTGGGCTTGTGAACCTTTGCGCCAGCGTTGAACTTAGAGTAGCGCAACTTGTTAGCGGATGACTGCTTTTGATTCAGCTCAGCAATATATGCGCCAGCACTTGCACCAACGCCAATGCTGTCATAGTTGATATGCGCGCCATGTTTCGATGCACTGCGATATGCTCGCGTGGTGGACTTCAGTAGTTCATCTTCTTTGCCGGCCCATTCGTCAGACTCAAACGCCAATCCGCCACGGCGGATAATAGTGGCGCACTTGTCGTTACCGTCATCTGCAATATCGTAGCCCATGAAGTAACGGCCTTCGGCAATCTCCGGGATCAGCAGATGCGCGTCAACAGCAGCCGCAATCCAACTTGCCTTGATAACTACGGAGTCATCATCGGTCAGCGCTTCGCCCAGGTAGATATGCCGGTATGCGTCCGGGTCGGCAGCTTTCAGACGCTCGGCCTTATCAAGTGCCGTCTGCGAAAGAAAAGGGTTTTCCGGGTAGTTGATATGGCGAACCACGCAATCATCGCCCAGCAAGCGCGGCAACTTGGTTTGCACAAAGTCCGTGACGAACTTAGGGTTCCAAAGCAGCCATATCTCGGCTCCTTCTTTACGGATGGTCGGGTCGATTACTTCCCACTGGCTTTCCGTCAAGCCTTCGCCTTCCTCGATCCAGCATATGTCTACGCCCTCAGTGCCCTTGATGTCGTTCAAGTTGCGCGCGATACCGTAGAACAGGAACTCGCTGCCGGTCGTCTTGTGCTTAATACTGGAAACGCCAATATCAAACTCATCTTCCCAGCCGGCAGTTTCGATCTTTTCTTTAATGACCGTATATACCGAGTCGGTAATACGGTTTTGGAATTGGCGGATGCACAAAAAGCGCAACGAATAGTTGCGCGCAAGAAACGCGGCCATTCCGGCCGCGTCGTGGGTTTTCCCGCTAAACCGTCCGCCCCTTAAAAGTTTGTACGGTTTGCGGGTAGTCCAGAATGATTTTAAGTTAGGGTTTAACTGGAACATTCGATTGCGCGTAGAAGTCGTCCAGGGTGCGTCCTTTGTTTAGGCTTTCGCCGTTGGTTGTTACGTCCTGCTTATCAGTAAGTCCCAAGTCCCGCGCAATAATGTTCGGGTTCAACAAGTCGGCAGCGGCGCCAGTGAACTTCTGTTCATAGATAACTTTATCGACTCGCAAAACGACCGGGGAAAAATCTTCTGACTTTCTCCATTCGCGCCAGGTTGTTTCGTCAATATCCAGAAAGATGCACAGGCCGCCCATGGTCATTGCGCGCATCTTTGCAACAGGCTCTTGAACCACTACGCCCTGATAAGCAAACGCCTTCATCTCGTACAGCGGATTAGCTTCCACCCATTCGAAATACTCGCAGCAGGCTTCCCACAGCGCATCGGCGGACGCGAACAGCTTATCGCGCCCGTGCTTGCTGCGAGCCTTCCAGAACTGATTGCCGAGCGGGGCAGACATCTTCAATACCCATTCAAACAGTTAACGTAAACCCGGTCGCGGAACGCCTCGATGATGATCCGGCGAATCTTAACCTGGTGGTCGCCATCGAATACTTCGACGGTATAGGCGTCCTCAATGATGCTGCGACCGTACTCGCTGCTTACCATGTTTAGCAGGTGCTGCTTAGGCATGCCGTTCTGGCGCTCGTTCATGATGCTGCGGGCGGTAGCTGCAACCATGGCGCATCCTTGGGCGCGTTGGTTCCAGTCGGCCATGGCTGGGGCTGTGATCAGCAGGGCGGCAAGTAGTGTGATAGTTCGCATATTCGTTACCTCGCCACACATGGGCAGTGTTCAGCGGTACAGTCCGGGCAGTGTAGCATGGGGCCGGCGTTGGTTGTTTTATCAGAGAACGAAGCGGACTTAATCGCATCGTCGGTCCAGCCGTCATCCTCCCGCATCATCTCCAACTTACGCGCAGCGCTGTCGGCAATGTCCTGCCAATCCTTGTGCAACGACTTGTGCCCACGCTGACCGGCTGCCAATGCCTTCTTGACCACATGTTGGGCCACCGGGCAAGTGACGTCAAACAGCTCCAGCAAGCGGTAAACGTCAAGGCTTTGCAGCTTTGATACGTCGCGGAAATAGTGATTATGCTTCATAGTAGTTCCCGTGATCTTTTATCTTAAAAAGGCTAGGACAGATTTCGGATAGGAATTCCACCAATCCTTTTGTTGATTTCTTTATGTTGCATGGTCCGCATAACAACTGAATATTTTCAGGCCAATTTGTCCCGCCTCTGGATATTGGTACAACGTGGTCGGCATGGTATCCACCTGAAATATTAGAATCACACGCAGCGCACATCCATGCTTGCTCTGATCCAATCATGACTATGTCTTGCTTGGTGTGCATGCCATCGATATTTTTTAACCTTGCTCTTCTATTCCTTACCCTTGACCTTGCTGATTCTGGGTTTTCTTTATTCCATTTCTTTACCCTTTCGAGAATTGAATCCTTGTTTTTTTGAGCGTAATTTTTTCTGGTGATCATTGCTTTTTCAGTAAGCAAGTATCTTTTGTTCCTTTCTCTTGCGGCGGCCCTCAATTGCTCCATGGTTTTTCTTGAAGCCTTGGCCCGCTCAAGCCTTGATTCATCCCTCAAGCATCCGCAAGACCGCTGCCTTCCTGATCTTAAATTTGTAGCTAGAACATCCCTCTGATTCCCACACTCACAAACGCATACCCAAGAGGCCTGACCTGGCTTTGAATTTCCAGATGCTCCAACGACCGTC